TTAAATGTCATCAAATAAGCGTATTGCATCGTGCTTTTTTTGTGTGTATAAATGACTGTAAGTCTGCATTGTTTCGGTGATTTGAGCGTGTCTCATTAAAGATTTTAAAACAAAAATATCTACGCCGTTATTTGCTAGAAAAGATGCGTAAGAATGTCTTAACGTATGAATGTCATATTGAGGAAATATTTCTTTGTACTTCAACTGTAAATGTTTATAATGTTTTGGTTCTATACCTCCGAATATAAAATATTGTTCTGTAAAATGCTTGTACTTTTTAGACTCTATCGTATATCTTTGAATTAGCATTTCATTTATAAAGTCGGGTAATGGTATGATATCTTCAGACGATTCCGTTTTCGCTCGATTATATATTTTTCTGTTAGCGGTATCCATTGTTTTATTGATGGATATCTCTTTTTTATATTTGTTATAGTCCATCCATTTTAATGCCATTGCTTCTCCGATTCTCATACCTGTATAATACATAAGTTTTAACAATTCTTTGTAGTCATTTTCTTTAATAAGTTCCACTTTATCATCGAATTCTTCTCTTAACATAAATTTAGGTTTAGGCTTTGCTCTAGGTATAGGTGTAATTGAAATAGTTGGATCAATACGTAAACCGAAATGTTTTTTTGCGTGGTTGATTACCACTTTAAAACCTGACCAAATGGTTCTAGCGGTATTAGGACTATTCACAGCTTTCATTAAATAAGTTCTAAATTCTTGGCATTGATTCTGTTTAATTTGATTCATTTTAATATGTCCAAACTTATCTTTAATGTGTTTATTGTATTCAGCTATTTTTCTGCTACGTGTACGCTCTCTTAAATCAGTGTGTTCGAGGTAGTGATTAAATATATGATCAAACGTATTTGAATCACTATAACCATCTTCTATTTCTGTAATAAATGCTGCTTCTGCTTGCTTAGCTTCACGTTTTGTTTTGAAACCACGTTTTACTTTTCTTTTATTATTACCATATACATCTTTATAGCGAATACTGAAATAATAATATTTATTATGTTTATATATTGCCATGCTTATTCCTCCTTATAAGAAAACCTCACTGTTTGTGAGGTTTATGAAATTTTAAATATTGCGATGTTTTTTTATGAATTTGATATAACTGATTAACTTTTTTACTTCTTTTTGATTACAATCTTCTAGTTCATGTAAAAGTTCAAAATATAACTTTTGAGATATATTTGTTTTAACAACTCTATTTATAAATTCTTCAGATTCAGTAAAAAAAGTAATAGGTACTTGAAGCTCATTAGATAGAATTTCAACAATATCTTCCGGTAGTATCAATAAATCACTTCTCTCATATCTATATATTGCATGAACTGATTTATTGATTTTATTAGCTAGCTGCTCTGGTCGGATTTTTAATTCTTTCCTTCTTTTTCTCATTTTATCTCCTGGTATCATTAGCTATACCTCCTTTAAATACTACTTGTTATCTTCTATCAATTTGTCATAATCAGAAGCTATCATCTCTAGCCATTTATATACTTCGCTTTTTCTCTTATGACCAGGATTGATTAATTTCAATTGATGACCATGATCAGTCAAAATATAAATGTGTGTATCTGTAAATTTTAATATTTTCATTGATATCCCCCTTATAAGAAAACCTCACAACTTGTGAGGTGACTTTGATAATTTACTTATCTCTTTCCCATTCAATAGCTTCAATTAATCTTATAGAAAAATTATCTGGCAAGTTTGATACGGCATGAAACATATGAATAAAGTAGTTTTCAGTTAAATCTAAATAAACATTTTCTAGTGTTATAAACTCTTGAACGAAAAATTTTCGTTCTCGCTTATTAGGTAAAAGGATAATCATAGATAACAATAAATAAAAAAAGGATCCATTAAATTTTTTTGATTCTTCTGAATTAATAATACTAATTTTCATAATTTTTTTGAAATATGAAAAAGTAACTTTCTTTCTCGCAACATAATTTAATAATCTGCCACCATGGGCAATACTATTACGGAAATCTTGGCAATATTTTATAAGTTGTGTTACAAAGTCAATTTTTTCTACTGTATTAAAGTTATTTAATTGAATCCAATCGTCTATAATTTTTTCTTTATGGTGTGATTTTAGTTCAGTAAAGATATCTATAGTATCACCTAAAGGTATGTGTTTGAGGTACACCCATGGAGGTACATTTCCATATTTCTCTTTATAGTGTTTTGCGGGATTTTTATTAAAATTAATGTGTGGCTTGGATTTAATTTTATCAAATTTCTTTTTTACCGATATATGATTTTCATAATTAAATCTATTAGTATAATCTGATTCAGAAGTTCCGAATTCATTTGCTAAGAAATAAGAAAAGTGTGATTTAAAAGTAGTTTCTATTTGAATTAAATACTTGAAAATTAAGGACTGTGCATCATTATCTAGTTCTCTTAAGTAAACTATATCGTTTATGTTCAAATTTTCATCTTTAAGTATAGTAGAAAGCTCTTTTTTATAATTGTTTATCAGATTGAAATATCCATAACTTTTAATTATATTAATGCAATATTCTACATCAATTATATCAATCCCTTTTTCATTTCTAAGAATTTCAACCATTTCATGATATGTTTTACTTTCTATCATCTTTCACCTCCATAGAAAAAACCCCCAATATGCTTAAGCACACTGGGGGTCACCACGTTGTGATGATTAATTTTCTAGCCAACTATTAGTGAAGGCCCTTCCGTATGCTAAAAATATTATCATTTATTTATTTAAAATTCAACTTTATAATCTATTAAGTCTCCTTTTTGAATAGGTTCATTAGTAACTTGATTATTTATTTGTGTACTATCAATGTGAAACTTTGTTTTATTATCAAATAAGTTATCACTAAATATATTTTTATGTTTACTTTTTGGCTTACAAAATGAATATTTATCCATAACTTCTGAAACGACTATGATTGATTTAACATAATTTAGAGAGCCAATTTTTTCTTTTGTGAATGGATCTGTAATGTCAAATGTTCCTTGAGATAATACTTTTAACTCTTGCTCAGGCTTTATGCCATCATTTTTACCAGCGTTTATGATTATCGTTCTTTCATCAATAATTTCTGCAACACCATATTTTTTATCTTTCATTACACATTCTCCTTTAATTAAATTCTATATGTTTAAACACCTGTAAAGGTTCAAATTTAATTACGTAACCTTTATGATAGGTGGATATACCGTACTTAGCTTTATAATGTCTTAATGTGTATTTTATATATTCTTCGGTAACTTCAAAGTACTCTGCCATCTCATAAAGGTTATGTACTCCATGAAGACAAGCAGAAATAATTCCATCTAAAGATATAATTAATTCCATGGAGTAACGTCTAGCATAATTTTCAAATTTTCTATTATTAAAAATTTCTTGATCAGTTATATCACCAGCGGTTAATTTGTGATGAGCAAGCTCTTCCGCTAATACTTCAAGTTTTCTTGCATTAGATAGTGTCTTATCAATCAAAATAACACCATTGTCATATATTCCATCAAATTTACCGTCTAATACAAAAGAATCACCAATGGGCAGATGTTTATTTTCAATAAGTAATTCTTCATAACGTCCCATCAAATCTCTCCTTACATATTACGGTGTGCTTTTCTTACCATTTCTGCATATTCTCTAATCTTTACTAATTCTTCTTCTGTGAAGTCTCCATCGAGGTGTGCTGCTATGTTGTCTTGTTCTGTTTTTTCTTTACTATCGTTTTCTTCGTCCCATCCCATTAGGTAAGCTGGAGTTGTTTTTAGTTTAATTGCTATTTTTTCTAATACCGTAGTAGGCATTTTTTCAATATCTCCTTTTTCATATCTAAAAATAGTAGATGGAGATACACCTGCTACTTTTGCCAATTCATCGGCATTTATATTTAATTCTTTTCTTCTATTTTTTATTTTTTGACCTATATTCATGTAATTTCCCACCTTTCACATAATATTATATATATTGTGTCGCAAATACGCAACAATATATTTCGCATTTTTGCAATTTATTTATTGACATTGGCATTTAAGGAGTTTATTATGAATGTGTACTCGCAATAATGCAACTAAAAGGAGTGAATAATTTGGTAAATATAGAAAAATTGAAGAGTACAATTTACGAAAAAAAATCTACACCTAAGGATTTAGCATTATCGATTGGTATTGATAGAGCAACACTTTACCGAAAGTTAAATCGTAGCGAATCATTTAATATTGGAGAAGTGAACAAAATTAAAGAAGCGTTAGGTTTAACTAAAGATGAAGCCTTGGATATTTTTTTTGGAGATTGACTCGCATTAATGCAATTATTGGATTCTAAATTGAATGAATAAATTTAAGGAGGAAAGTAAATGCACGAATTACAAACAAAATCAAATATCAGTGAAATGTTCAATATCCATGAAAAAGAAAATGGAGAAATTGCAATAAGTGGCCGTGAGTTACACGCAGCATTAGAAGTAGGGACAAGATATGACAAATGGTTTGAACGCATGACTGAGTATGGTTTTGAAAGTGGTATTGACTATGTTTCTCAAATCGAAAAAGTACACGGTCGAAAAAGGGCACGTACTTATGAGCAGGTTAACCATGTTCTCACACTAGACACAGCAAAAGAAATCGCAATGATTCAACGTAGCGAACCAGGTAAACGAGCAAGACAGTATTTCATTCAAATTGAAAAAGCATGGAACAGTCCAGAAATGATCATGCAACGAGCATTAAAAATAGCAAATAGCACAATCTATCAATTAGAAACACAGATCGAAAAGGATAAACCAAAAGTATTATTTGCTGATGCAGTAGCAACAACAAAGACATCAATCCTAGTTGGAGAATTAGCAAAGATAATCAAACAGAATGGTGTAGAAATTGGCCAACGTAGGTTATTTGAATGGTTACGTCAAAATGGATTCTTAATTAAAAGAAAAGGCATTGATTATAACATGCCAACACAATATTCGATGGAACGAGCATTGTTTGAAATCAAAGAGACATCGATTACACATTCAGATGGTCATGTGTCTATCAGTAAAACACCTAAAGTAACTGGTAAAGGCCAACAGTATTTTATTAACAAGTTCTTAGGTGAACAGGCGTAGTAGATAAAGGAGGAAACAGAATGCCCGAATCAAAAAAGATCATCTATTACTACTATGACGGAGAAGGTAATAGACGACCAATTGATGTTCAGGTTGATGAAGGTAATGACCTGATGAATCAAAAACACTTTATTAATGGAATTTTAATAGAAAAACCTGAACTAAAAAATAACTTTTATGCATTAGTTGATGGAATTGAATTTAAGTTAAATTAAATTTTTGAGAAAGATATTGGAAAGCTAATTTATTCAACAATGTTAAGGACATACTTGATGTTTTACTAGCAACTTTTTTAACTTCTTTCCATGTCTTGTCATCTCTAATATTGTCTAAAAATTCATGACCTGACCATGTGATGTCATTAATTATCCAGGCGATAATTTTTCCAGATGACCAACTAAACTGAGCATTGATGTATCCAGCTTCTTTTAATTTTAAAAGCGTGTACATTACGGTTTCAAAATCATATTCACCAAAAATTATATTGTCTTTGAAATTATATTCAGTAAGTGGCTCGCCAAGTTTTTTATTTGATTCAACTTCTAATAATAAATGTCTTACGCAGTCCTGATTTAGTTTCATAATTTATCACCACCTTATTAACTGATAATTAAATTATACACGAAAGGAGTGATCTAAATGAACGAATTATTTTACACAGCTAATGATTTAGCTAGAATACTTGGTTTATCCATACCAACTGCTTACAAAAGGATTCGAGAAATGAATCAAGAATTAAAAGAACAAGGTTATTACGTTGTAAATGGCAAAGTACCAAAAGAATTATTTTACGAGAAGTATCCACATTTACCAAAAGAAGAAGTTGAAAAGGCATTGAATTCGAGGAGGATAACTAAATGAATGTAGCGTGGAACATTATCAAATATCCAGCATTAACCTTAGCAATAGTAATTGAATTTTTTATCATATCGTCATTCAGTACTACACCAGTTGAGCATTCGTTCTTATTCTGGATAGTTACCGTAGCTGGTTTTGAAATGGCTGATCAAATGTATAAAGGAGTTGAAGAGTAGATGAATAAATTAAAACTTATCAAAATAACACTCCTAATCATCATCTTGGTGGAGGAGATTAAGAGTGTGGAGCAAAAGTTATGACTCTAGTAATGATTCTGGCAGGTTATACTCTCGGAGTACTTGTATTGTTGGTAATTCAGACTTATAGTCATCAATCTTCCACAATGGAGAAAGTAAAGGTGTGGATAATTGTGGCAACTTTAGCTCCTTTGATAATTGCTCTGATTTTTCTAGGGATTTTATAAGAATAATATGAGAGTAATAATTTAGGATGCTTTTTAAAATTATTTTTTTATCGTAATCATTATGTGTTTCATGATTATAAATTTTTAAAGCTAGATTATATTGTTTCCAGTATTTAAGAATGGAAGGATCAATATAAATAAAATTATCTAGAATTATTTTAGACAGTTTTTCTTCTTGATAAAAAGAAAGAAAAGAGAAAAAATCTAACAAATTTGGCGAAGGTAAACCGTGACATATTTTCAGGATTTCACAATAATAATTGTTATAAATTTCTTTTTTTAAATCCAAATCATATTTTTTGTTGGTATTTTTACTAGCTAATAGCCATGAAACTATTACAGCAAGTAGAGGAATAATTAGCAATGTAAGATTATACCATATGTTATTTTCCAAAATTCTCACCACGCTTTCATAATAAATTAAATTAATTGTACCAAATAAAAGGAGTGAGAACATGATTTATCAAAATAAATAAAAACTCCTACTGTTTGCAGACAGTAAGAGTCAAACACATAACAAATTTATATACCAGAATTATATAACTAAATAAGGAGGACGTCAAAGGTTAGTAGTAATCAAAAGAAACTATATAGCGTATTTGCAAGGTTATTTGAAGAATTCAAAGTAAGTGACCAGCGTTGCTGGTTAGAAATAGATCGTAACAAAAATGGAATAGCTATTAATTTTACACATTGGCACGACTCATACGATAGCAATAACAAATGGATTGCTATTTATGAGAACCATCCAGAATCGTTTGAAAGACTTAAAAACCATATGGTCGAAGTTATGAGTGGAAAGGATTTGATTAAGAAAGGGTTGTAAATATGTACACACCACATTTAGAACGTAATCAATATAGGCTTCAATTATTAGAAAACTGTTACTTAAAGCCAAGAAAACTTAAATACAAAGTAGAACAAGATGACAAACATATTTGTGAATTAGTTATTCATTTTAAATATGCAAGCAGTTACCATACAACATTAGATTTAATACATCCACATGAAATGGAATATGTCTGCAAAGAAGTATACAGATGTTTACAAGAGGACCAAAGGTTAGCAGCAATAAAGGAGGAATATATTCATGGCTAATATATTTGAACTATCAAGTCAATACAGAGAAGTGTTGGAAATCATTCAGGATAGTGAGGATGACAAAGCATTAAAAGACACATTAGATTCTATTAACGATGCCTTAGAAGATAAAGCAGATGGCTATTATGCAGTTGTTAAAACGTTAGAGTCAGAGAATGAAGCAATTGATCGTGAAGTGAAAAGATTACAAGAACGTAAGAAAAAGAATAATAACGGTATTGAGCGTTTAAAAACTACCTTATTAGAAGCAATGACATATACAGGTAAAACGAAATTTAAAACTAAACTACACAATTATTCAATACGAAATAATGCACCTTCTTTAGACATTAAAGATGAAACTAAAATACCGAAAGATTTTTATAAAGAACAATCACCAAAACTCGATAGACGTGGATTATTAGCTCATGTTAAAGCTAATGGTGAGTTTGAGGGCGTAGAGCTTAAACAAACACAATCATTGGGGGTTAAGTAAATGAGTGAACAAGAAACAAATTTATACCAACGTATATTAGATGTTAAATCAAATATAGAAGGCTTTACAAAGGATGCTGAGGGATACAAATACAACTATGTTGAAGGTTCTCAAATCTTACACAAAATAAGAAAAGCAATGGAAGAAAATCATTTATTGCTTTATCCGAGTGTTCATCATGCAGATTACAAAGACATTCAAGTTTTAGTGAAAGGCAATATGAAACCAAATATCTTAGTAGAAATGAATATGACTTATACATTCATTAACACTGACAACCCTAAAGAAAGATTAGAAATACCATTCTATGCGATAGGTCATCAAGATGATGCCAGTAAGGCGTATGGTACAGCTTTGACATATGCCGAACGTTATTTCTTACTCAAGTTCTTCAATATTCCAACTGATGAAGATGATGCAGATGCAAAACAAAAGAAAGAGAAATATACAAAAGCTGATGATAGTGATATCAAACTATTGCAAAAACATATAGAAGGATTTGCGCAATTAGTAAAAGCTGATACTGAATCAGTCAAAGCACAATTGAAAATTATTAACTATGAAAAATTAAGTATTGCTGAAACTATGCAAGCTATTCAAACATTGAACGCCTGGAAGCAAGATATTATTAAACAAAATCAAGGAGGACAATCATCATGATCAATCGAGTTGTACTATTCGGAAGATTAACAAAAGAACCTGAATATAGAGTGACTCCATCTGGTGTACAAGTTGCGACATTCACTTTAGCAATCAATAGAACATTTACTAATCAAAATGGAGAAAGACAAGCAGATTTTATTAATTGCGTTGTATTTAGAACACCAGCGGAAAATGTTAATAAGTACCTAAATAAAGGTAATTTAGCAGGCGTTGAAGGCAGAATTCAATCAAGAAGTTATGAAAACAACGAAGGTAAACGTGTATTTGTCACAGAAGTTGTATGTGACAGTGTACAATTCCTAGAACCGAAAAGTAATAACCAACATCAGAGTAACTATCAGCCCCCTCAATATAATCAACAACAAGGATATCAGCAACAGAATTATCAACAACCAAACAATTACCAGCAACCACAAAACAATCAATATCAAGCACCACAACAACATAATCCATTTACCAATGCCAATGGACCAATCGATATAAATGATGATGATTTACCTTTCTAAATGAACAGGAAGTGAAGCAATGACTCAAATTATAACGTATCAGCAAAACTATGACGGTAGCCATACTATCGTCATAGATGATGCTGAATTAGACAATAAAACAACGTTACTGCTCGATAACAATGTGCCTGTCAACGTGAAGTTAGATGTACTAGATATCGATACGATAACCGATAAACAACGTCGTAAGATATTCGCCTTATGTAACGACATAGAAGCACACACAGGGCAACCAAGAGAGTATATGAGACAGATGTTTAAAGACTACATTGTATTCATGAATGGCTATGAATCGTTTAGCTTATCAAATTGTAGTAGGAAAATAGCAAAAGAATTAATAGAGGTTATTATCAATTGGGTTTTCATACATGACATACCTTTAAATTATCGTACTAGCGACCTGTTAAAGGACGATAAGAGTTTTCTATATGGTAGTACCATAAATCGAACATGTGCCATTTGTGGCAAGCCTAATAGCGATTTAGCACATTATAACGCAGTAGGTAGAGGACGAAACAGAAACAAGATTGGTCATACAGATAATAAAGTGTTAGCACTTTGTAGAAATCATCATACAGAACAGCACACGATAGGAATGGATAGCTTTAATAAAAAATACCATTTAGAGGATAGCTGGGTTCAAGTAGATGAAAGATTAAACAGAATGTTAAGAGGTGGAAAGAATGGCTAAATTTAGACAAGTATACACAGAATTTTGGGAGGACCCAAAAGTACAAGAAGAGTTCACCCCAGAAGATAGATACTTTTATTTATATCTATTAACTAATCCAAGAACAACACAAATAGGAATATATCAAATAACTAAAAAACAAATAGCTTTCGAATTAGGTTATTCAACAGAATCAATAAATGCACTGATAGATAGATTTGAAAATCATCACAAATTAATACATTACAATTCAGTTACTCGAGAAATGGCTATAAAAAATTGGGGTAGGTACAATTTCAACAAAGCAGGTAAACCTGTAGAAGATTGTGTTAGATCAGAACTTTCTAGAGTAAAGGATACAAGCTTAATAGAATACACAAAAAATCACATAAACAATCCAAGAATTATAGATATTTACGATACGTATACGACACGTACAACGATAGGTGGACAAGAAGAAGAAGAGAAGAAGAATAAGAATAGAAAAGAAGAAGAAAAAGAAGTAAAAGCCTTCGACTTCTATCAATCAAATGGATTCGGTGTATTGAATAGTCATATCAATGATGAAATGGGTGCATTTATAGATGACTTCAACAATAATGGTGACGATATAGTAATAGCTGCAATGAAGATTGCTATAGACAGAAATAATATCAGTTGGGGTTATACCAAAGGGATATTACGTAATTGGATAAATGCAAATTTAAATTCTTTTGAAGAAGTTAGAGCGTATGAGAAAAGAAAACTACAACAATATCAATCTAGAAATAATAACCAATATCAATCAAAAGAGAAAACACCAGAATGGTTAATTAAACAAAAGAATGGTGAAACTAGCCAAGTATCATCTACTACAGAAACATCTGAAGATTTTGAGAAAAGGAAAGCACAACTTGAAAGAGAAGTTAATAGTTTTTGGTATGAAGCTAAATAAGGAGTGATCACATGAAAGCGTACAGAGTAGTAACTAAAACACCTGTAGTGTTTGAGAGAACTTTTGAAATAGTAGCTGAAGATGAAGAAGATATTAGAAACCAATTAGATATCAGAATGAAATCATGTCCATATGATTTTTCTGATACTAACAGATTCGAAGTTAAAGATTATGAGCTAGAGGAGATGGAACTTAAGTGAGTAAGGAAATAGTAGTTGAAGGTAAAAAATATATATTAACGGATTCACATCTTAATAGCATTGAGGAATATGAGTTAGATATGCCATTCGTAAGGATGCGTATAAGAGCTGGGTGGGTAATTGACACAGCAGTAAATGTACCTAAAGGTGTTGCAAAATGTGATGCTGAATCATATTTGAAAAATAAAAGTTTAGAAAGTAAAAAGAAAAAGCCTAAGAAGAATTATTCGAAACCTAAACCATGGCTAAAGAAGTACCCTCAGAAAACAAAGTTTGGCGATTATGCTAAACAGTTATTCAATGACTGTTGTGGGAGTTGGTAAATATGATCACAAAAATATATGACGATAAAAGTTGTTATGAGGTAGGTAAGGACCAGGTAGGAGAAATCACAGAATGGCGTGTGAATAAAGACACAGTTGATATTTACCGTATAGCTGATAACAAAGGAAATCTCATTATACATCATGGATTCACTCATAAAGATTATGTAGTCGAACATGATGATGAACCAGTAGCAGGGGGACAGTTAAGTATTTTTGATATGTAAAAAGCACACCTAAGTGTGCTTATGTTAATTCATTATTATACGAATAATCCCAATGATAAGAATTCCGCCAATGCTTAAGACAAAATTGTTAAAGAAATGGATCAATAATACATGCCATATATTTCTAGTCCATAGATAAATACAGTTTAAAAACAAACCTGCAAACATATATGGAATTGTATTAATCAAACTTCCACCGAAATTATAATAGTGAATTGCACCGAATAGCGCACTGTTAACCAATACTAATAAGACATTAATTATAACGTTTTTGCTTAATAGTTTTTCTAACATTGTATATCTAAATGCGATGTCTTCGATTAATGATGTAACTACTGGTCCAATACTAATGAAAATTAATAAGTAAAATAACTTTGTGCTAACGGTAAGAAAATCAATATTTTCAGAAGGATTAGGAACAACTTCATTTGTATGAACTGATGGTACAAACTGGTTAACAATAGATATTATTACTTGTAGGAATATTGCACCAGCAATAATTATTAACCATTTGTAGAACTTTAAATTTTTAAATTTATTCCATTCTTTTGCTAGATAATCTTTAAACATTACAAACAAAGCAATAAACAAAATGATTCTTAAAGAAGTATCAACAGTCGCTTTAGTATAAGTACCTGTATTGAAAGACTCGGTTATAAAACCAATAAAAAATATTAACGGAATACAAAATAATGAAAATATTTCTTTGAAGCCAAATTTTATAGACATTTAATCACCTTTTTATTTTTGATTATATATTAAAAAAATAAAGTAAGTCTATTAAATCATGTGACAAATAATGTAATTATGTGACAAAAGTGTTAGGAGGACTAACTTGTGTTTAAAGACAAAGTAAAGAGATTTCAGAATGAGTCATTTTATAAATGGTTTGAGAAGTTCTGTGAAGATTACAATTTAAAAGATGAAATAATAACTAATGAAAAAAAGGGATATGGAGCAATGCAATTAGAAATTCCTAAAGACAGAGTATATAGATTTAGAAACATACAATTTATACCGTTAGTAAAAGAGCATTTAGGAGAAGGGTTTAAAGTAGAGATAAAAACTGAAAGATTTGGTCTAATGAGTAATGCAAAGCATTTTTTAATAATCGAATGGAGTGTTGAGCAATGAAACTAACATTAATCACATTAACAATATCGTTTATAGCACTTTACGCATTCATCAAACGATCATATGAGCATGCGAGTGTACTAGACACAGTTGAACCACCAATTGATTATGAAGATACGCAAGCATATAAAAATAACGAACCATGGTTCACAGGAGTTGGTAGACATTGATATTGGGATTAATACTATTCGCAGTTATAGTCATTGCGTTAGTGATAAATGCAGTTAAGGAGGATTAATATGACATTATCAATTATAGGTTTAATCATGTCTATAGTTTGTTTAATAATTAGCATCATTGTATTTAGATATAATCGTAAAATTTCTAAGTCTAGTTCAAATGGATATCTTATAAATTCTATAGACAAAGAGTTACATGATTTATCAAATAAAGTACAACCATTAATAGATAAGCACAATGAAGAACAAGAACAGGAAGAAATTAAAACACGTAAGGCTCATTGGAAATCATTTAATAAATGGAAAATGCAAAAAGAAAGAATGAATCGTGATGCAGGAGATACACCAATATGTGGCGCTTGCTATAACAACAGTTTGGAATTGGATGTTGAGTATAAGACAGTTGAAGGTGAACCATATTATACATCGTGGGGAGACGTTGTACATTTAGAGTCAAAGAAAGATTATCCATTATCAGCAGAACAGAAATGTACCGTATGTGGACATGTAGCTGATAAGTGGAAGTGTAAGGAGTGTTAATAACATGTGGATAATTATATCAATCATACTAGCCATTAACTCAATGTGGTTACTTAAATTAAATAAAGATTTAATAGAACGTAACGAAGAACTAATAGCAACTATGGTTATTAACAGCATTAATAAGGAGGACGATGAATGTACACACCATCAGAAGTCAGACAAATCATAACGGATTATAATTGGATGAAGAATATAATAGACTCTAAAGTATATGAAAATGATAGTACAAGTATTGGTCAATATGGTATAGAGTCCTCAATGCCTAAAGCGCAGGGTACTACTGGAGATAAGGTATTAGTGAGGGTATTGCGTAATGATAAAGAATATCGTAAGCATCAAGAGTTGATAGATAAAATGACAGTGATAGATGATAACGAAGAGCTTATCACAAACAATAAAGATTACCACATACTACAGTTACTCAAGCAGGGAGAGAAACATAAACGTATCATGTCCATAATGAAAGTAGGGAGAGATAACTTCTATGATCGTTTAAGAGATATCGTTATGATTTTATCCAATGCCCAATACGACAGAACCGACACATCGGACACATCGGACACTTCGGATAGTATTAAACAAACGGGGGATTAAGTATTATACTTACCGTATAGGAATAGTTACGGGGTTATCCCGTAGTAAACATATGAAGGCATGCCTAATAAGGTGTGTCTTTTTTATATGGTGCTATAGCCACATACCCATTATGCGAACACTCTGTATACAACGGTACTAGATACCCAACCTTAACAACTATATGCTAATGGGTTACGGCTGCACTAGAAGGAGTGAACACATGGTTAAAGTAAAGGTAGTCAATTACAGTAAGAACAAACTCATACCATTTGAAGAACAAATCAATGAAGTATTAGAAGAGTTACAAAGTGTAGTAAATGATTATACTATTGTTGACTTCAAAGTAATCAATGAATATAAAGTTTTAATTATTTATAAGTAGAAAGTATGTGATGACAATTCCAGTTCGTAAATGCTTTAAAGTAAATTGTAATAATCTTATTCCATTTACTGAGACTTATTGTGATGATCATAAAGATATGAAGAACGAATCAACTAAGAGTTATGAAACATTTAGATATGAAAGAGATAAACAATTCATTAAAGAATATAATTCTAAAGTATGGAAACAGACTAGAAAGTCTATCATGTTACGTGATGATGGATTGTGTCAGTATTGCTTAGCTGAAGGTATCATACGTAAAGCAGAAGTAGTTGACCATTTTATACCAATGAGAGACGACTTTGACAAACGATTTGATGCAGATAATTTAGTAGCAAGTTGTATCAGACACAACACATTGAAAGAGAAAGATGAACAAAGGTTGCGTAATAATCAAATTACTCTAGATGAATATAAAAATAAATGGAAGTACGGAGATGATTGAACAACTATTGGTTGACAAATCTTCCGTACTAAACTCGAATAAATTTTGTTTAACATTCGTAAAAGAGGACTAAACTTTCTACGCCTTGGTGTGAAAGGCTTTGAATAACGCCCCGAACTCTTCTTCGAGTGAATGTTGAAAAATAATTTGAAATATTTGTAACTTTTAGTTGATTATACAGTAAATACCCGAACTTTTGGTTATAGTTCGGAATTAATTGAAAGGGGTGAGCCGTTAAAGTGGGTAGACCAAGAAAAACATTAGAAAATCAAAAGGCGCGTTTAACAACTGAACAGCAAGAAATAAAAAAACAAACTGAAGAAGCTCTTAATGAGCTCACACCTTTACAAAAAACGCCGCCTAACTGGTTAGACAATGTTGCAAAAGCAGAATATAAAAGAATATATCCATTGATACTTGAGTTACCAATTAAGAGTTTGGATTTAGCTTTACTTGCTATGTATTGCCAAACATATTCAAACTACATTGACTCAACTAAGAAACTTGCTCGTGAAAAGGTTGTAGAAACTGAACGAGGTTCTAAATTATCACCATACTACACAATTCAAAGGGATAGTATTACAGCTATGAATTCAATAGCGCCTAAATTAGGGTTAACTTTAGACTCAAGAATGAAAGTTCTTACACCAACTAAAGAAGAAAAAGAAAAGGACATAATGAGTGATTTCTTATGATGGATAGAACAACAGATTATGCCAAAAAAGTAGTTAATGGTGAGATATTGGCAAGTAAAAAGAATATTCAGGCAGCAGAAAGACATTTAAGAGATATGAATTTAAAAGTACTTAATTATCACTTTGATGTTGAAAAAGCAAATAAAGTAATAGATTTTATAGAAGTTTTACCAGTACCTAAAACGATGAAAGAAATGAAACTTAAACAATTCCAGTGTTTTATAATTGGATCGCTCTTTGGTTGGGTTGATGACTTTGGAAACAGAAGATATACGGAAGCCTATATAAGTATGGCACGTAAAAATGGGAAAACACTATTACTTGCTGGTATAGCAATGCATGATTTAATACTTGGTCAAGAACCTAAGTATGAAAGAATGATTGGTATTGTATCTAATACACAAAATCAAGCTACTAAGGCTTGGGGTGATGCACATACGCAATTAAAAGCCTTAAGAGAAAAATCAAGTATTGTTAAAGATATGACGAAGTTAAAACCTAGTGTATATGAACTAATAAATAATGATGATAGAAGTGTTATTAAAGCATTCAGCCGTGAAGCGGATAATCTTGAAGGTGAGCAAATAAGTACCGGTATTATAGACGAAGCTCATTTATTAAAAGATGCTAAGGTGTATGAAGGGATAAAACGAGGACAAACTTTACTTAAGAACCCTAGTCTTTATTTTATTTCAACAGCAGGTACTAATTTAAACGTTCCCTTCTTTGATGAATATCAGTATGTAACTAAGGTGTTAAATGGAGATATTGTAAATGATAATTATTTTATCTTTTGTGCTGAGCAAGATAATGAAAAAGAAATACATGAGCCTGATACATGGATTAAATCAAATCCATTAATTGAAGATGAAGAGCAAGGTGAAGTTATAAAATCTAACTTAGCAAAAGAAGTTAAAAAAGGTTTGGAAAAAAATGAATTAAATTCATTATATGTTAAATCATTTAATCTATGGAGGCAAGCTAGTGAAGATACTTTCATAGCATTTAATGATTGGGATGAATGTAAAACAGAAGCAGAACTTGATATTAAAGGTCGTGAAGTATATATTGGTGTCGATTTATCAAGAAGTGATGACTTAACGGCAATATCTTTTGTATATCCAACTGACAATAAGAAGTATTTTGTTGATTCTCATGTGTTTGTTGGAACTAAGAATGGTATTGAAAGAAAAATACAACAGGATAAAATTAATTATCACAAATTAGTTGATATGGGTATGGCAACTATTACATCAGCTGATAGTGGGATAATTGATCCAGAACAACTTTATTATTGGCTTAAAGACTATATAGAAGAATATCAATTGGATGTTAAAGCAATATGTTACGACAGTTGGGAATCTAGTTACTTTGTGACAAAAATGGAAAAAGAAACAGATTATCCATTGGTTGAAGTACCTCAAGATTATAAAAACATGTCACCAGCATTAAAACAATTTAAATTAGATGTTTTAGAAAAAAGAATATTACACAATGGTAATCCAAATCTTAATCTAGCCATTAATAATGCTATTGCTAAACCAGATAATAATAACAATATCATTTTATCTAAAAAGATAAATAGAAATAAAATCGATGCTTTAGTTGCGTTAGTAACAGCATTTACTCAAGCTAGGAACCACGCATTTACAAGTTATATGCAAGATTATATATTATCCGATGACTTCGGATTTTAGGAGGCACCACATGAACAAAAAGAAAAAATCATATATAACCATGGCTACTGAATTTATAACATTTAATTTAGTAGCTATTTTATTTTTACTAGGACTTATAACAATCGATGTAGGAGCTTTTTTACGTTTTGGATTAGAAATAGGAATGATAGTGGCAGGTGTATCAATTATCTTAATTGCGTTAATCATTCAACATGAAAAAACACTGAAGAAATGATTTAAGGAGGTGTGAATAAAAGGTGGGAATATTCTACGAGACGAGACATAATTACAGTGATAATTCTGATATGAAAGAAGCATTGGGTGTATATCCATTCCAAACTGTACCTTTATCAGCACTTGATTGGCATGATTTTAAAGCGTTAAGAAATAGTGATATATGGACGGCAGTTACTTTACTTTCAAGAGACATTGCAAAACTCGATATAAAGGTTAAAGAGAATGGCATATATAAAGATAAAGATTTATTAGAACAACTAATTAATAATAGACCCAATAAACAGTACAACGGATATATGCTTAAATATATTGTTATGATGAATGCTTTATTAACGAATCATGGTTATATCTATATTGAGAGAAATCCTAAAGGTGGTATTTTAGAATTGTATCATGTTGCAACTAGCAGGGTTCACTTACGATATGATCAATATAAAAATAAGCATTATTATGATGTAACAAATGATGGAGATATTTTAAAAGTACCTTTTGAGGATATTATTGATATCAAACCTTTTTCAACTGATGGTCTTAATGGTTTGTCTGTATTAGATGCTTTAGAAGATGATTTAAATGCACAAACATATTCTAAGAAGTTCTTTACTAACTTCTTTACGAATGGTGCACAAGCAGGCTCAGTATTGAAGATGAAAGACGGTAAATTAAGTCGTGAAGCAAGAAACAAAATTAAAGAAGCGTTTCAGAAAGAAAATTCAGGGCAAAATCAAGCCGGTAAAGTTCTTGTAATGGATGAAACGATGGAATATGAACAACTTGAGATATCTACAGACATTTTAGAAGCCATTAATAAGAATACAAGTTCTACTAAAGCTATTGCTAAAGCATTTCAAATTCCTTTATCTAAATTTGGTATGGAAATGACTAACAGTTCTATGAAAGATGTCAACAATGACTACTTGATGAACTGTTTAGGTGGATACATGAAAATGTGGGAAGCGGAACTTAACTTTAAGCTTATTCCACAAAAGGATGTTTACAATAAAGAGTTTAAGTTTGATACGAGTTCGTTTAAACAGATTGATTGGGAAGCGTATAAAGAAGGATTAAGAGCTGATTTGGATAAAGGCGGTATTACTCATGATGAATATCGTAACGCAATAGGATTAAAACCTTATCCAAATAATATGGGTGCAATTCCACGTTATGACCTTAATCATATCAGCGCAAATGTCGCTGACGATTACCAATTAAGACAAATATCAACCAACAACTCTGCACCTAAACCGATTGAGGGAGGTGATGATAATGAATAATAAGGAATTTAGAACGTCAGAAAATCTTATAGCAAAAGATGACGAAAAAATGATTGTTGAAGGTTATGCATTACGCTTTAACACAGAGAGTCATTTATTAGGTGAGTTTGTAGAAACTATATCTCCTAAAGCGTTAGAAAATGCTGACTTATCTGACGTAAGATGTTTGATAGATCATAACTCAAGTTATGTATTAGGTAGAACAAAAGCAAACACACTATCATTGAAAGTTGATGATGAAGGTTTATACTTCCGTTGTCAATTACCTAACACATCTTATGCAAGAGACTTATATGAGAATGTAAAATTAGGTAACGTTAATCAATGTTCATTTGGATTTACTGTAGATGAAGACGGAGACGTATTTGAGAAACGTTCAGATGGGTTATTTAAACGAACAGTCAATAAAATTAAAGCATTATTTGATGTAAGTGTTGTGACTTACCCAGCATACGAAGATACAGACGTTGCACCTGCACTAAGAAGTATTGAAAACATTAAAGAAGATGAACATCGTAATAAGATATTAAAGGATAAAGCTAAAATCGAAGTTGAGTTGTTAAAACTTAAGAGGAAGTGATCCATATCTCGGTGAAGGTTAACACCGTTATCAAATAAACTCTGAAGGCATGCCAATTGAGGTAATGCCTATTTTTTATGACTAATTTTAATTAAAAAAGGAGCGATATACATGGATACAGAATTATTAGAACTTCGCACACAACGTGCTAACCTGATTAATAAAGCTAATAGAGCATTAGAAGAAGAAAAAACAGAAGATGCTAATGAAATTATTTCACAAATTAAAGAATTAGATGAACGTATTACGAAAGTAGAAAAAAAGGTCGCTGAGAATGAAAATAACGACGGTGATAATGAAGATGAAACAGGAAATCAACAAAAAAATACGGGAAATGAGGGGGAACAGCGAAATATGAATCCAGCATTCGCAGTACAACCAGGAAATCAAACAAAAGAAGATAGTCAAGAAGTAAGAGATTTTAAAAATTACATTGAAACACGAGCAGATATCCCAGGTGGATCATTAAAAACTGACTCAGGGTTTGTAGTTATCCCAGATGAAATTGTGACAGACATCTTAAAGTTAAAAGAAATTGAATTTAACTTAGATCAATACGTAACAGTAAAATCTGTACAAAATGGTTCAGGTAAATATCCAGTCGTACGCCAATCTCAAGTTGCTGCTTTACCAGAAGTTGAAGAATTAGCAGAAAACCCTGAGTTAGCTGTTAAACCATTCTTCCAATTAGCTTATGACATTAAAACGCATCGTGGTTACTTCCGTATCTCTCGTGAAGCTATTGAAGATAGCAAAGTTGACGTGTTAGGTGAACTAAAACAATGGATGGCACGTACAATCGCTGCTACTCGTAACCAAGCAATCATTAATGTTATTAAAAATGGTGGGCCTGGTGAAGATGGTGAAAATACTAAAATCCCAAATGAAGTTGTAAATGGTTCAACTTCTAAGGAAACGATTGACGGTCTTAAAGATGCAATTAACAAGCATATCATTCCTAACTATGAACACAATGTGGCTATCGTGTCTCAAACTGGTTTCAATACGTTAGATAAATTAGCTGATAAAGAAGACCGCTATTTAATCCAACCAGATATTAAAGAAACTTCAGCTAAACGTTTATTAGGTGCAAAAGTAGTTGTATTACCTGATGAAACATTAGGTGAGAAAGGTTCTAACACATTAATCTTCGGTAACTTAAAAGATGCTATTACGTTATTTGACCGTTCACAATATCAAGCAGCATGGACTGATTATATGCATTTCGGAGAATGTTTAATGGTTGCAGTTCGTCAAGATGTGCGTTTATTAGATCACAAAGCAGCAGTTGTTATTGACTTAAATGGTGGTTCAACTGAACCAGAAACACCCTAAGCAACCCCAAAACGTTGAGGTAACAGCTAATGCTAAATCTGTTGTTATCTCAGCAGAATAGGGGGTTGTGTAAATGGAACTTGATAAATTGAAGTTGCATATGAAGATATTCCATTCAATCGAAGATGATTTGATTAAGGAATATCAAGAATGGGCTGAGGAAGAGATTAAAGATTCTGTTTGTACTGACCCGAATCGTAATGAAGATTATTTTAAAAATAACAAGATTTACGATAGAGCAGTTGTTTTATTAACTACGTTTTATTACCAAAACAGAATTGCTTACGATAACGAACAATATCATTCAATGCCTGATGGTGTATTAGGTGCAATACAAAAATTAAGGGGGTCATATCATGCAAAGGATGAATAAAATGCACGATATTATCTCCTTTTTTGATGTTGTACAAGATGGACCCGAACCAGGCGGAAGAATGGTAAAAGTTTTTGATTCATTTGCAGAAATTTATGAACCATCTCAAAAGGATGTTCAACTTGGAAACTTAGAATCATCAACTATAAATATTACTGTAATTATCAGAAATGCTTATCCCGAATTCGTGCCAACTGTTAATCAACAATTCGAAGTATTAAGTGGAATCTATAATGGCATGAAATTCGACATTAAGCATATATCGCCTAAAGACAATATTTATTTGAAAGTTGTAGGTGGTCAAAAATGGGAGTAGAAATTAAAGGTATAGATGACATTGAGAAGACATTAAAGAAGAAATATAGTCCTAAATCCATTGAAGAAGCGGAAAAAAGAGCCGTAAAGTCTGCTGGTAATATGATGAGAAATAAAATCGCAACTGATCTAGATAGTGTTAGAGATACTGGAGAGTTAGCTATTGGGACAGATATTACTGAACCAGAAAAAGTAGGTAACAAAATACAGTCTAAAATATACTGGAGAGGCGAACATAGGACTTTAGCAGCTATTAATGAAAACGGGCATTATGACCGCTCGGGAAAATGGGTTAAGCCAAGAGCTGTTGGGAAAGCAAGTAGACAGTTAACTTTGAATAAAGACCTTTATTTCAAAATAGTCAAAAAGGAACTCGACCGATGAAAGACTTAATGACTGAAATGTACAATGTGTTTCTCAAAGATGATGTGATTTCTCAATACGTCGATAAACAAGCAATTAAATTTATAACTTATCCAAATGCAAATGATATTAAAAACACAATGATTGTTATTGATGATTTACAAAGTCCAGCCCCTAGAGACTATGCAGATAATGACAATTTAACGTATGAATACGCATATCAAATAGATGTGTTTGTAAAACAGAATAATAATTTCAACAGTCGTTTACTTTGTGAACGGCTTATTTTACGTGTTCAAAAACTAATGCGCGATGAGTTGGGGTTTGTGGTATTAAACACACCTAAACCTAATCATGATGGAGAACACGCTTTATTTAGACAGACAACAATTTTCAAAGGAAAACAATACTACAATAATTAGGAGTGAATTTAAATGGCAAAATCATACAAGAGTTTTACAGGTCTAACAGGTTTTTACTATAAGACTGAAGGCGGAGAAGTCAAAAAGGCTGAACGCATTGAGTACTTACAAGAAATTTCAGTATCAAAAGAGCAATCAATTGAAAAAGCATATGGTGATAACCGTGTTGCAGAGATGGCAGTAACAAATGGAACAGTTGAATTAGAAAGTACATTCCACCACTTACCATTAGAGGATAGAGTTGAATTATTCGGCTTAGAACAAGATGAGAATGGTATTGTTGCGGTTGGTAATGATACGCCACCATATACAGCGGTAATCTTTGCTAAAACAACCGAAAATGGTCCTACAGAATACGTTGGACTTAAGAAAGGTATATTCACATTCCCTGAAGTATCTGGAACAACTAAAGAGGATGGCGTAGAGTTTTCACAAGATCAATCTACAGCTGAATTTATGGAAGCAGATATTGAAGGATTTGAAGAACCTAAAACAATGTTACTAGCTAAAGATGAAAAAGGTTCGACTAAAGGTCGTGACATGTTATGGGAAAAAATCTTCGGTGAAACATTTGAAGGTGGATCTGAAGAAGAGGAAGGTAATACACCCTAGCACTCCCCAAAATGTAGTGATAGATGCTAACTCTAAATCGGCATCTATTACTGCAGAATAGGGGTAATCATATTATCATTAAGGAGGTCGTAAAATGGCTGATACATTAAAAGTGTACAAAGGCGATGATGTGGTAGGTACTGCTGAACGACAAGAGGATGGTAAAGCAAAAGTCACAATTGATGGCTTGGAGGCAAATACCGATTATCCTGCAGGAACTTACAAAGTATCGTTTGAAAACGAAAATGGAGAATCAGAAAAAGTTGACGTACCCTCATTCAAAACTAAGCCTATTTCAGTAACAGGTGTGACGATATCACCTAAAACTGCAAGTATTGAAGTAAGTGGGACAACTAAATTAGAAAGCACAGTTGCACCGTCAACAGCAACAAATAAATCAGTATCATATAAAATCTCTGATGAAGCAGTCGCTACAGTATCAAGCAATGGTACAGTAACAGGCGTTTCAGAAGGTGAAGCAACTATCACAGTTGCAACACAAGACGGCAATAAAACTGATACTGCAACAGTAACAGTTAACTCAGTTGAAGAACCAGAAGAACCAAGTACAGAAGAATAACTCTAAAGAGGACTATACGTCCTCTTTTTTATCTATGCGCATATATAAAAACAAAAATTGAAAGAGGTAATTAAACATGACTAAAAAAACAAAAAGAAATTTTATTGAATTAATTAAAGAGGTAAATGATAAAGGTGAAATCACAAAAACTAAAGTATACTTAACGCCTGTATTTATTCCGTTCAAAAAGTTTACTGAAAAAATTAAAGAAGTGACAGAATTAGAAAATGATACTAAACGTTCTGAATATGAGAAGTTACCTGAATTCTTTGCAATCATTTCAGATTTATATAATAACCAATTTACTGTTGATGAAATGCTAGAAGGATTACACACACCAGAAGCAATGACGGAAGTTCGTGATCAATTACAATTCTTCTCAGATGGTGTTGTACAAGAAGAAAACGAAGCTAAATTAAAGGAATTACTAAAATAATTGGTGGTGTAAGCCATGAAGAAAAACTTTATCGAACTAGTAACTCATTATGATGAAGTTGGAGACATTATTGAAAAGCAAGTATTTTTTACACGCCCAAACATTAGCTTATCTATTGTTTACGAGTGTGTGGATTATCTTGAAAACTTTGACAATAAAAATGTTGATTATCAAATGTTAGCTGATATTGTATCAAGAATTTATGATAGTCAATTTAGTAATAAACAACTATTAAATGGTTTGCAGTCATACGAAGGATATAAAATATTAATGGATCAGATTGTTTTTGTTGCTACTGGCAACACTGTAGATTCAAGTGATATCTCTAAAGAACAACAAGAAGAAGTTTCGTCATGGGGAGAATTAAAAAATAATCTACGAAGTATGATTAAAGAAGCAGTTAAGAAAGGAGATAAGGACATTAATGATGTTCTTAATACTCCTTTTTATTTTTTTGTTCAAGAGTTAAATGAAGAATCAAAAGTTGTAAAAAAAGAAGAGTCTATGATAGATGCATTCATGTAATTTAAATCTCTAATGAAAGGATGGTGAAATAATTGTCAGAAGAAGTTAGAAGTATGTCCATAAGCTTGTCAATGGAAGATGCCGGAATTGATAGAACTTTAGCGCAAGTTAGGCGGTCTTTTAGAACTCTCACAAATGATGTGAAACTAGTTAATAAAGAGTTTCAATATGGAGAAAAAGGCATATCAGATTATGAGAATAAAGTCACAGAGTTAAGTAGTGCTGTCAAGATAGCGAAAGGTAACGTTGGTGATTTAGAAAAACAATATCATACAATCGGTAAGGAACAAGGATATACAAGTTCAGAAGCATTAAAATTACGGCAAGAGTGGGCAAAACAAAAAAATGAACTTAATTTTCTTCAACGTGATTTAGAAGGTGCAACATCAGATTTAAAAGCATTCCAAAAGCAACAAATGATAGCTAATTCAAATTGGACAAAATCAGGTAATGCTTTTAGTGGTATGAGTAAAAGTCTTGATTCAATTTCAAGTAAGTTAACTTCAACTGGTAAATCACTTACTAATAGTATTACAAAGCCTGCATTAATAGCTGGTACGGCTATAGGTGGTATAACAGCAAAGCTTGGTTTTGATAGGTTAGTAGAACTAGATAGTGCTCAAGCTAAACTCGAAGGATTAGGATATTCTACAAAAGAAGTTGGCGAAATTTCTGATCAAGTAACTAATGCTATTAAAGGTGGAATGACAACAATGGCAGAAGGTACTGACGTTGCAGCTGGTGCTCTTGCATCTGGTGTTAAAGAAGGTAAAGAACTTGAGCATTATATCAAATTGGTTGGTGATGCTGCAGTTGGTGCTAATAGACCAGTTTCAGACATGGCAATGATATTTAACCGTGTACAGGGTCAAGGTAAACTAATGACTGAAGAATTAAACATGGTTGAAGAAGGTATGCCAGGTTTTTCTAAAGCAATGGCTAAACATTTAGGTGTTTCTTATGAAGAGTTCCGAAAAATGGTAACTGAAGGTCAAGTCACTTCGAAAGACTTCTTAACAGTTATGAATGACTTTGCTGGTGGTATGGCAGGCGCCTATAGTAAATCATTTAAAGGTATGGTCTCAAATACAAAGGCTTATATCGGAATGATTGGAGAAAGTTTATTAAGTGGTGTATTCGAAAAATCAAAAGACTCATTGGCGGAGTTTGAAAAGTTATTACAATCTCCTAGTGTTCAAAAGTGGGCACAAGAAACTGGAGATAAACTAGGAAACGCTGTAAACAGTATAAGTAATGCAATCGGAGGTATTATAAGTTGGTTTAATTCACTTGATAAAGGTACGCAGAAGTCTATAGCAAGCATCATGAAATGGAGTACTTTAATACTTATTGGTATTGGTCCTGTATTAACTATATTAGGTAAACTAACCGGTGCGCTTGCCGGGACATTTGGAACATTTGGTAAATTCTTAGGGTTTATGGGGAAATTATCAGTTGAATCTAAAACAGCAGGCGGATTATTAAAAGGTTTCACTAATTTGATGCCAAAAACTGGCGCAGTAATTGGAGCGGTTGCAAACCCTATTGGTTTAACAGTTGTAGCTATAGCAGCTTTAGTAGCTGGGTTAGTCATAGCTTATAAAAAATCAGAAACATTTAGAAATATTGTCAACGGAGCTTTTAGTGCAATTGTTTCAGGATTAACAATTTTATGGAATGGTATTAAAACATTACTTACACCTGTAGTTAATGCAATAAAAGAATTTGGTGCAGAATTGAAGAAAACGTTTAGTTCTTTTTGGTCTGAAAATGGACCCCAGTTCATGCAAGCACTCAGTAATATTAAAACTGGCTTTGCTACATTGTGGAATGTAATTAAACCAGTTATCGGTGCAATTGGAGTTGGATTTGCTAAATCATTTGAAGTAATTAAAACGATAGTTATTGCATCAATGCCTGTTATTACTCAAATATTTAAAATAGGTTGGACTTTAATACAATCTATTATTGTTTCTGTATGGAACAATATCAAAGGCGTTATTAATGGTGCTCTAAATGTAATTATGGGAGTAATCAAAGTATTTAGTGGTCTTTTCACAGGAAACTTTAAGTTAATGTGGTCGGGCGTTAAACAAATATTTGTAGGTGCTTTCCAATTTTTATGGAATTTAGTTCAGCTATGGTTTGTAGGTAAAATCTTTGGTGTATTCAAATTAGGTTTCAGATTAATCAAAGGAATTGTAAGCAGATCACTAGGTAGTGTAAGAGGATCATTCACAGTTGTGTTAAAAGCGATATGGATAATTGTTAAATCAATTTTCACGAACATATCGACATTTATGAAATTTATTTTTTCAAACATCCTTAAAGCAACTAAAGCAATGTGGGGATTTATAAAACTAGCAATAACAAATCCTACACGAGCAATTCTTACAATAGTACGTAGCACATTTAATATTTTATCTAAAACAGTTCGTACAATCTTTACTGTACTTTCTAAGGTGGTTAAGGTAATTTGGACTGGATTGAAAAATGCAGTCGTTGCTACAGCTAAAGGTATGTATGCTTTATTGAAAAATAGATTTGAGTTATTAAGAAGTATATTATCCAACATCACAAGAGTATTAGCAAAAACTATTAAATCTATATGGACGAGCATCAAGAATACAGTTGTTAATTTAGCTAAAGCTCTGAGCAATACTGTTAGAGCTATTTTTGACAAAATGAGAAGTTTAATTACTGGAATAACTACTAAGCTTAAAAATGCAGTAGTAAATGGTTTTAAAGGTATAAAAAATAATACTATAAACCTAACTAAGAATGCAAGAGACGGTGTAGTAAATGGTTTTAAAGCCATGTATAACAAAGGTAAGTCTTGGATTGATAAACTTAAAAACTTTCTAAAAGATTCTGTTTCTGGATTCAAGAGTATTGCGAAAAAAGTCGGTAATGGTGTAGCAAACGGTGCAATCGGTGGATTAAATGCTATGATTGACGGAATCAATTCATTATCAGACAAGATTATGAAAAAGAAACTGATCAAGAAAAAAATTCCGACACTTTCAACTGGTACTGGATTAAGTCCTCAAGTAAAAACTGACGGTAATGGCTTACTGAAACGTGGAACTAAAGCAATTGTCAATGACAAGGGCATAGGTAACGGTAGAGGTGCTAATGGTCATAAAGAACTTATCTATCGTAAAGGTGGAAAAATTGAAAGACCAATAGGCAACAATAAGAAAGTAAGTTTAAAACGTGGAGACGGTGTAATTAACGGTGCACAGTCTAAATCACTATTACCTCACTTTGCAGGAGGTACGGGGTTCAATCCATGGGAAGCAACTAAAGACACAGCTTCTAAAGGTTACCATAAAGTTAAAGATAAAGGTTCCGACCTTCTCGAAGGTGGAAAAGATTTAGCTGGAAAAGCTAAGAAACAATTCGATAAAACAATCGGTGACGTTATGGATTACGTTAAGAACCCAATGAAACTTGTAGATAAAACTATGAAGTTATTTGGTATAGATTTCTCAGGCGTCAAAGGTGCTATGGGTGGAATGATGGACTTTGGTTACAAAGGACTAAAAAATTCACTTAAAGACCTTATTACAGATTGGTTTGCTGAGTCAGAAGGTGGAGACGGTAGTTCTTCATGGTTACCATGGAAAAACATATTACAAACGTTCGGACATTATACTGGTGGGCTTATGTTCAATGGTGGACGACATTACGGAATAGATTTCGGTATGCCAACAGGTACACCAATCAAAGCTTTAACAAGTGGTAAGATTTCACAAGCTGGCTGGGTGAACGGTGGTGGAGGTAACCAAGTAACATTAGATGAACCAGGTGGAAAATGGTTCCAATGGTACATGCATATGAGAAACGGTGGCGTGAAGGTTAAGAAGGGTCAAAAAGTACAAGCTGGTGACATTTTAGGTTACTCAGGTAATACTGGTAACTCAACTACGCCTCACTTACACATTCAACGTATGAAAGGCTATCCTTCTAACGCAACAGCAGTAGACCCTATGAGTTGGTTAAAATCTCTTAAAGGTGGAGGTAGTAAATCAGCTAGTAAGTGGAGAGGTGACATTGTACGAGCTGGTAAATCAATGGGCGTCAAGCTAAGTGATACAGACATCAATGACATCATAAAACTGATAGACACTGAATCAGGTGGACGTGCTGGTGTTACACAAAGTGGATACACTGATGTAAATACTGGAGGAAATGAAGCAAGAGGATTATTACAATATACTCCAGGAACATGGAATACTTATAAAGCAAAAGGTGCAGGTAATATCTTAAACGGTTATCATCAATTAAAAACATTCTTTAATAATAGTAATTGGCGTAAGGATTTATCTGCATGGAAAGCTAGAATGTCACGTGGTCAAACAGGTTGGGGTCCAACAGGACACAGACGGTTTGCTACTGGTGGAATTATTAGAGATAACGGTTTATATAATTTAGCAGAAGAAGGTCACGAAGAAGTCGTTATTTCTACTGATCCAAAACGTGCTGCTGATTCTATGAAATTAATAAACTATGTAGCTAATAAAGTACAGGGACGTTCAAAAGGTAACAAGCGACCTAATCAAGTTAAGTCTGGTACTAACACCTTATCTAATAACAATAATGCTGAATTATTACAAGCACTAACTGAGTTAGTTGCAGGACAACAAGAACAAATGAAAAAACAAGATAAACAAATAAGTATTCTAACTGAAATAGCTATGAAAGCAGGGTTTAACGAAGGAGACGTTAGTAAAGCACAAGGTAAACGTGCAGAAATGTTAGCTTGGAATATGGGAGGTGCTATCACTTGAGGAACAAAACTGTAAGAATATTCGATGAAAATATGAATATTGTATTAACAGATGAATTTAGTAAATTGAAATTTTTGAAAGCAACTGAGGAAGGTGTAGAAAATAGAATAACGTCAACTGAAATACAAGGTGTTGACGGTGTTATTGTTTCACCAATTTCTTTTGGACCGTTTAACTTAGTTTTAAGTTTTTTCTACAGAGGTTCAGATGTTTTCGATTATAAAAGTGTTCGAAAAAGGTTGAGGGGTATGCTGCATAGGCGTACTCCTTTTTATATTACCCATTCTGATATGCCAGGCGTAAAATACGCTGTTTATTGTGAAGAAAACTCTATTACAGATATGGGCTATCAAAATGGTACTTTTGATATAACATTCATTGTATTCAAAGGCTTTTCAGAATCACTTATGACAACAGATGATTTCAGTTTAAATAGTGATTATTGGCAGTTTGGCAATGGTTTAGTAACCAATCAGGACATTTCTTATGTACACACTAAACGTAAGTTTCAAATATTCAACGGGTCATCTGATACTGTCACACCGATACACAGGCATCATTTAATTATTAAAATGAATGTTAAAGCGCCAAATGGTTTTATTCTTCATAATAAGACGACTGGTGATAAGTTTAAATATAAAAAAGCTATACGAGAAAATGACACAGTTATACTCAATGGAGTGTATCCTTTTAAGAATAAAAAACGATGTGGTATAGATACAAACTGGGAGTACATCACGTTAGCACCTGGATATAATGATTTTGAAGTACTAGGTGATGGCGTAATAGTTAAAGAAATCAAATTTACATTTAATTATGTATATAGGTAGGTGATGATATTTGTATAACTTAATTGTCATGGATCGTAAGCGAACGATGGGTGAGATATTAATTGATTTTGATTATAGTTCATTTAAATATGAATACGAGAAGAACAACGAACGTCAAATATCATTCACTGCCTTAAAAACAAATCATAATGCTGATGTATTTAATATGTTACAGAACGAAGCTATTTTAAAGTGGAAAGGTCAAGATTACATTATTAAATCAACATCGGTTAAATCAAATAATCTCATGCTTACTAACGACATTGTTGGTAAGCATATTTTTATGGAATTTCAAAATCACTATATTGATAAAGATATTGAAAACGAAGAAATGAATGGCGATGTAACCAATGAAGAAAAACCAAAATATACTTTGGAACAATATCTATACTTTGGTTTTAGAAATAATCCATTAGGATTTAAATACGTGATTAAAGGCAAGTTTGATAAACGTGTTGTGATAGATGAATTAGGTAATAAAAACGGCTTAGAGTATTTAGTTGAAGGTGCTGAACTCTTTGGCTATATCTATTTCGCGGATAATAAAACAATTTATATTTATGATGAATCGACATTTTATAAGATGTCAGATGAAGTGATCATGTATAAATATAATACTGACGAAGTACAAGCATCTGTAAGTACTACAGAAATGAAGACAATCATTGAAGGTTATGGTTTAAAGAAAACAGCAAAAGAAACGAAGAACTATAACCCGATTAAAACGCCTGCACTTAATTTTAAAGGTAACTTTATTAAAACGGGTACATGGCGTACTGAATCAGTTGGGGCATCTTTTGAAGTACAAATTGATTGTCGATGGGGCAATGAAACACTGATGTTTGACTTCAAAAAAGGAGAACTAGGTGGCGTTTGGGACTTTTATTTAGACGGAGAATACTATGAAACAATGAGTGCGTGGTCTAGACGTACAATTACTGAACCATTAGTCATTGCTAAGAACTTATCAAAAGGACCTCATACATTTAAAGGTATATTCAGAGGTAAAGACAACAAAATTGATTATAAATCTAAAAAACCGACAGGTTATGTTGGGACAGAAAAATCAACATTATTTAATATCACGGCAGTTTTAAAAGGTAAAGATATCTATAAATTCTATAAACAAGTTAAGTCTAAAAATTATAATGTGTTTGGTCATATGAAAGCAGCTACTGTTTTTGATGACAATGTTGAAAGTCTTGATGAACTTGAAGACTTACTTAAAGAACAATTAGTTGACGAACCTATTGTCGAAGTTTCGACAAATTACTTAGGTTATGAACAAATACAAGAAAATCATAAAGTACATCTGAAACACAAACCATTACAATACGACACTGATTTAAAAGTTGTGAAGTTAACAGAATCACACCCAATTATGAATGTACCTGTTGAAATAGAATTCAGTAATTCACGTAAAGATATTGTACAGATACAACAACTCATTAATCGTAATGTGCGTAATGTCAAAAGTGCGCTCAAGTACGGAAGTGGTACTTCAGCTAATGTAGGTAATGGCACTAGTTGGGTTTCAACTGGGGTGGTGACGGTTGATGAGTAGAGATGTAGAAATCAAAATGGCGCGTGATCAAAGTGGGGAACATTTCTATACAAGAGCACATGTTGATGGTTTAGATGGTTTTGAAGAATACTATCAATGGCAATTAGACCTACAAAATAGTATTTATGATTTAGCGACATCTATTAGAGATTCAGGGTGGATTGAGTATCAAGTAGGTCCCCCTAAAAATGGCTTATATGCTACAGACGGATTTAGTTGTGGTATTCGAGAAATCGTACATCAATATGGTGAACGTGGCGAAAAGAGAATCACAAGAAAAATGATACGTGTTAATATACGTAATTTTACAAACGGTGAACAGATTGCACAGTTACCTACTGGGTTTATGAAATATACTCAAGTTTTTTATTCTAGATCAGGTAGTGGCAGACAACCTATCATGGTTGAAATCCGAGGGAATGGTGCTTTGAATGTCTATATCGATAGTTCGAATCAATCGGGAAGTAGCAACAGTAACTGGATATATGCACAATTTGAATGGACAGAATAAAGGAGGGTTTAAATGAAACGATATAATGACAACTTCCCTAGAGAAATCAATGATCAATTCCGAGGGAATGTGATTGATAATGCGAGAATGTCTCAAAAAGACAGAGAAGTATTATATAACATGGTTAAAGAATACCGACAATCTAAAAAATCTAGTGATATTAAACATGGAAATTCTACAGTAGAAAAAGAAATTAAGAAATTAAACAATAGAGTAAAAAACCAAATTATCGGTGCGAATGGTAATGCGACTGCTGAAGTGAAAGATATGCGTGTTGATACACAAGGGAACTTACATGAACTTGCGCAAGATAGACTTAATGAAGACTTTGGTCGAATAGATGACATTGCAAGTACTGCTAAACAAACAGCTGATACGTTAGAAACACAAATGAATACGGGTGCTTATTATAATGAGGTATCTCATTTTAGAGGACGTAAATTTGACACAACGTATTATATTACGCATATTCCACATTTAGACAGTCAAGGTAATATCATTAAGTTAAAACGCGGTTTATATGGCAATAACCCTAATAAACCAGCACATATGACACCTTCTGACTTTGCGCGTAAAACAAAGGCTACTTTTGTGAGTAATGCCAGTACTGGTAGTGGTAGTCAATTGAAAATGCACGGTCAACAATTATTTGAAGGACAAATATTAGATAGTGTTAAGGGTGATGAGTACCCGGCATTAAATGATAGGTGGACACTAGCGATTGGTGACGATAATACATTGACCTCATTCCCACCAGATGTACAAGCTAGTGAGATAAGAAATAAAGGCTATAACAACACGGTTAGTGGATTTGGTCCTATTATTTCAGACGGCAAAATCATTGTGAAAGATGGTGACTATAGTCCTAATACGATTGTAAGTCATCCTAGACAAGTTATCGCGCAATTACCTAATAAAGATTTAATTTTCTTTAGTTGCGATGGTCGTGAGAATAATACACATACCATGGTTGAAAAAGGTATGACACTTCAAGAAGTGGCTGAGACATTAATAGGTCACTATGATATTCAATTTGCCTACAATATGGATGGTGGTGGAAGTACAGCATCAGTTGTACGTTCACATAAACTTAATCGTTCAATGGATGATAACAAAACAACTGAACGTAAAGTGTTAGATTTCTTATATGTTGGTAAAGAAGGCGTACAGTTACGTGACCAAGATATGCAAAATGCTTACCAAGATATCGGAGAAGTAAGGGACATGGTTCAAGAAGTTAGAGGTATGTTATACAGTCTTCGACGTATTAGTGGTAAAGAATTCGGTACTACTGGATATGATGGATATACAGGGTTGTTAGCATTTGATGATGAAGGTAATCCGCGTAAGAAAATTTACCAAGGACCAGAAGGTTGGCGCTTTTGGGATTATGATGTATCTCGTACTATATTTAGAATTCAAGAAGATGAATTGCAATTTAAAAATAGAGCGTTGGCTCGTATGTTTAGTGCGCCAGAAACAGTTACGGATATTAATTCTGTGACATATGGTGGATTTTATCATGTTCCTCGAGATGCAAAAGGTTCACCATACCTAAAGGTTTCAAGTGCAATGGTCTTGCATTTAAATGTAAGTAGAGCCGATTTTGATGATGCGAGTACTGCATTCCAAATGGCAATTCCTTTTGGTAGAAGCGACAACTTTAAAATTAAAAGAAGAACATACGCTCAAGGCGCATGGTCGAATTGGTTTGAATCATAAGGAGGGATTAAATGTATAACAAAGAAGGTCGAATAAAGCTGGAAACAACAGCACATATTCAAAATAGACTAGATACAAATATACAATTTTATAATACTGATGTAGGGACTGCTGATCTAGTGTTTGATGTAACTAGAAATGGTAGTCCTTTATTAGTAAGTTCAGAAAACGCAGATGTATTTCTAATATTAAAAAATGGTAAAAATTATATCGTTGATAATGTTGAACCAATAGACCCTATGAAAGGACGAATGAAGTATACAATCCCAAATGTATTTTTAGGTTTAACAGGTAATGTAAATGGTCAATTGTTTATTGCAGTACATGGCAAAGAGGATATTGTTACAGAAGTTGAGTTTAGTTTTAAGATTGCTGATAGTTTAATTAATACAATACCAGCAGTTGATAAACTCAACGAAATACGTACCTTCCAAGAGTTTCGAGAAAGTATAATGAATACAATTAATGAAATTAATGAAGCCTTAGCAAATGGTCAAGATTATGTATCTCAAATGGAAACAGCAAAAGCTAGTGGCTTGAAAGCATTAAATGATAGGTCAACTCAAGTTATGCAAGAAATTGCAACATTAGTGGGTACATCTAAAAAAGATATAACAGATTTGAAAAATAACACAATGTCAGAATTAGATAATAAAGCTAATCAAATTAAAGTAGACGTTGAGAAATTAAACAAGTACGATACAAGCGATTGGCAAAAAGCAAAATTAATTCAAGATAATGGTCAATTACAAATTGTTTCATTAGCAGATGATTTAAATAAGTTACATGATCTAAAAACAGGTTTCTATTATACGACTACAACACCAATAACAGGAATAGGTGCAACAAGTACAGCAGGATTTTTAGAAGTACTTGAGAGAAATGGCGGTATCTTAAAACGTATTACATTTAGACCTTATAATTCTACTCAAATTTGGCAGAAACGTTTTTACAATACGTGGGAGGACTGGGAAATAGTTAACCCAGAAGATTATAAAAGAAAATGGTTAGGTACATTAGGACAAGAAGGTAATACTTATACAGATGTTCTTAGCCTACCGGGTGGTAAATATGAATGTACAATCCCGTCTGATGCGTTTAGTGTTAATGCGCCACAAGACCCTAATGGTGGTTCTTATATTGCAGAAATAGATGTAACAGAGTCTGAAAATGGACGTAAACAGTTAAGATTAATTGCTAGTTCAAGAAACAATGAATATAGAGCGACTGTTCATACTAATAATGTATTCAGTGGCTGGAAACGAGTACAAAATGCTGAGGAGTTTGAAGCATTAAATAACGATACAGGTTGGATAGATTGGGAAATTAAAAATGATGCCACTAAACGTCAAACAGATGACCCTAACGCTATACAGTGTCAATATCGAGTTAGAATGGTTAATGGTATTAAGATTGCGCATTTAAGAGTGAACGTTAACAATCTTGTGACACAAACTGCTTTTGGTTCAATCCCTTCACATATGGTACCTAAAATTCAACATTTTTATGCAAGGACACCTGTATCTCTGAATCCAGCAGTCGTATTAGTAGATGTAACAGGCGATTTGATGTTTTATGTGAATATGAGTGATCGTGATAAATGGCTACCAGGTCATTATGTTGTTGGAGAATTCAGTTGGATAATAGATGAAGTAGGAGGTATTTAATCATGACAAAAACTGTATATTTATATGATGGTACACCTAAAATAGTTATTAGTGATTGGGATTATCCAAGTGAGCCTTATACTGAAATTCCACCTTATGAAGGCATATGGGAGCCATTTTATTTTGATCCAGAGTATCAAAGATGGATAGGTTCTGAACCACCTTTGAAGAATAGTGATTTAGAAAGATTAGAAGAAGCTATTAATTCTCAAAATGAAAAACTTAATCTATTCATTGAACGTAGCAACAAAATAGAAGCACATAACCATCGTCTACTCAAATATGTAGGCGATATTTTATTTCAAATTGCGAATATAAAACAATATATTGAAATACCTGATAATGCAATACAAGTTTCAGATGTGCAGTATATGTATGACAACGGTATTTATACGAATTTTAACATTAAATTACTGGTTGATAATGGTTCACTTACTAAAAGAGAATATAAAGAAATTACCGGTGAAGACTATCCAGTAATTATAGATGAAAATGAATAAATCACAAGGCACTTACTTCGGTAGGTGTCTTTTTATTATAGATAAATAAACAATGGAAGGTGGTGCCACAGTGATAGACAAAATGCGTTCGGAGGATTTAAAAGACCCAACTAAACTACACTTAGTTTTATCTGAACAAGATGACAGATTAGAAAAAGTAGAAGAGAGTATCTATGATGAAAATCATGGATTAAGAACTACAGTAAAATTAATGGCTGGAGAACACGACAGGTTGAAAGAAAGAGTCGAGAAGAGAGAAAAGAAAGATGAAAAAATGTTAGAAGCACAAAGTGATTTTAGGAAGTTTATAAAAAATACGGTAATAGGTGGCGTTTTAACAACATCTGTTGGTGCTGTGGTAGCTTTTGTTTTAAAAGCGCTCGGTTTAATGTGAGGTGATAAAAATGAATATAAAAATAAGCAGCGTACGCAGGATTTCTCTTTTCTATCTTTTTTACTTTACGTTCACATTATTTCTTTCACCCGATTTATTCGATAATGAAAAATCAGATTTATATAAATCTTTATTAAGGCTGATACCAAGTCAAAGTGCATGGGTAACGGTTGGTAGTGTCATCATTGCTTTAGATTTGTTCTCTATGTTCTTTAAACACTATTATTCAGCTATTTTAATGAATTTTATATACGGGCTGTTTTTCATGATGATTTGTTTTACCTATATTATGGTTTATCCCAATATAGGTGCAGGTATATTCTTTGCGGTAAGCTTAACGAATTTTCATGAAATATTTAAAGATAGTAATAAATACGAAGATATAAAAGCAGAAAGACTTAAACAAAAAATTAATGGAGAGGAAGAAACGAAATGAAAAATTTCTTAGGTATTAACTGGAAAGTAAGAGCGAGTAATCCACACTTTTGGTTTAAGATATTTCTATCAATCGCAGTACCAATTGGCACATATTTCGGAGTAACTGGTAAGGACATCACAAGTTGGAATGCGCTATTCACGATAGTTGGTCAAGCAATATCTAATCCATATGTTATCGCAATGGTCATTGTATCCGTATATAACTCGATTATAGATGATACAAGCAAAGGCTTAACAGATTCTCAAATCGCAAGACAATATAAACAACCTAATAAAGTAAAACATAAGTCGGCTAAATAGTCGGCTTTTTATTATGACTTGGTTATGACAGTGCAGTTATAGCCAAGAAAAAACTAAAGGAGAGATTTATAATGAAAGATATTTATTCAAAACACATTCAAGGAAGCAAGTTAACAGGTAAAAAAGCAAGTATTGCAGGTATTGTTATTCACAATGATTATGGTTCAATGACACCTAATCAGTATTTACCATGGTTATATACAAGAGAACAAAACGGAACGCATGTTAATGGGTGGGCTTCAGTTTATGTAAACAAAGATGAGACGCTTTGGTATCATCCAACAGATTATGTAGAGTGGCATTGTGGTAATAACTGGGCTAATAGTAATCTGATCGGATTTGAAATTACTCAATCACACCCAGCAGCAGGTTTAACAGATGCCCAGTTCAAATTAAATGAAGAGGCAACATTTAAAGTAGTAGCAGCTGTCATGAAGTCTTATGGCAAACCAGTCAATCGCACGACAGTTAATCTTCACAGACAGTATTTCGGCACATCTTGTCCTCATCGTTCTTGGGATATGCATGTTGGAAAAAACGCACCAGATACGTTAGCTAATCGTAATAAGTTAAAAGATTACTTTATTTCTCGTATTAAACATTATTACAACAGTGGCACAACTCCTAAAACAACATGGAAATGGTCTGGTAAAGCGACAGCTAAGAAAGGTGTATCACCAATCGCAGCTAAAAAGAAACCAGGATTAAACGAACCTGCATTAGCACCAGCAAATAATATCTTAGCTGGTCAATATATCAACTTCTTCTCAGTAACTAAAAAGGATAAATATTGGTGGGCAGAGTTTGAATATCCAACTAATCCGAAAGCTGGACGTTTTTACTGTGCATTAGGACCAATTACACACAAAGATGAGAAGTTAGAAAAAGAAACCAAATTATGGTTTGACTTGAAGATTACAAGTAAAAAATAGTATAATTAATTTAGCTATTTCTTGGTTCCGACCGAACCGTCGTACATCACTAAAACCCTATCTAGCGGAAACTAGGTAGGGTTATTTTTTTTTGGTTAAATATTGAAAGAATTTTCTGATAATGTTAACATTTAGTTAGGCAACATTTCAAACTACTAAATTTGCCTCCAAATATGTATGGCTATAAAATGCCCCTAACTAATAAGTTAAGGGGTATTTTATATTGTCGATAAAATAATATTATGATATTATCTTATTTGGGAAATGTCTCCCGTAAAACGTTTCTCTAAATCATCACCCCTACACAATGCCATGATGTAGGGGGTGTTTTTGGTTGTAATTTGTGTTACTATATAAATACAAATGTTATTCATTTGTAGATTACTCAAACTATACAGTGCCCTACGTTCCGGAAAGCGTAGGGTCTTTTTATTTGCACTGTTTCTTAAAGTATAGTATTAATATAAAGGGCGCTATTATAGTGCTCAATATCCAATATTAAACACCAACCTTACCCTGTCACTTTATGTGATGGGGTTATTTTTTGTTATATATTATACTATAATCATTTTAGATTTGATTATTTCTCTTGATTTAATTGATCTATATGTATGTTTCTATCACACCTCACATTAGTGGGGTGTATGTTTATTTAATCTATAATTTTAGATATTGACAACTTAAAATAGCAATTATATAATATTTTTACATTTATTAGGAGGTCAAAGGTGATGATACAAAAGTTAGCTATGTCTTTAACGGTGGCATCAATAGTAGTGTATTTATTACTTCTATATACTAACGTTACTACATTTTTCTTTTACTTAGTTTTATTTACAAGTTTTATCGGTTTTGTTTGTAGTGTTATTAGTATAATTAAAACTAAAAAGATGATGAATATACCTTTTATTTTAATTTGTTTATGTCTGCTTTTATTAAATTTAGGTGAATTCATGCTTGGTTAACAATTTTTAACTTTTAAGAATATTAACTCTATTTTATATTTAATATTCCAAGGTAATAGGATTAATGAATATTTCTATTACTAATTGCCTAGAATCTTAATTAACCAGGAAAATAGTCTTGTCACTTTGTGTAATGAGGTTATTTTTTTGAATTATAATTGCCATATTTAGGATAATATGGTAATTTATTTATACAAGGGGATAGCTTAACACCCATTTTGTCTTTCCTTGTATAAATAACTATATTCTATTTTTTTACCACTCTAGAAGAAACCTTCATTTGACTAGAGTGGTTTTTGTATATAAAGTTATGCTTAATAAATCAAGAAAGTGTATTACTTTATGCTATAATTTGTTTTAAATCAACTAAGGAGGTATATATTTATGTTCAATAATCTACTTACTTCAATTGGCATAGGTTCAATAAAAGCTGATACTAGTATTGAAAATAAGGTTAATTATGAAAATGATTTGATTAAAGGTGTTGTTATATTAGAAGGTGGAAATACTGATCAGTTAGTTAATAAAATTGAAATAACTTTAATAGAGAGAATTCAAAATGATGATAAAACAAGTCAATTTTCAGTGATAGACAATGAATTAGATACATACATATATGCTGGAGATTTTACGGTTGGAGCTAAGGAAGTAGAAAAAGTACATTTTCAATTCAAACTTGAAAATCATGATATAGATGTTAAAAACAACAAAATTTATATGAAAACACATGTATTCATTGATCATAGTGTCGATGCTTATGATGAAGATGAAGTTCCAGTTTTTAAAAATGAGTAACATGAATGTTATCAGTTTAAAGTGTAGCGTCATTTTAAGGTTATTCAATGCAAAGCTATTATTTGAATACACAAAAGCTCACCTAAATGAATAGGTGGGCGTTCGATTCATGTTCTATCTTTTGTCCAATTAATTTTTCATGTAGTATTAATTTAATTAGAGTAAAAAGGGTGATAGTTAATTGAATAAAAATTTAAATTATGCAAATAGTAGTTTAAACAAATCTAATAAAAATCTTAAAGACGCATATGAAAAATGTAATCCTAATAACAAGAAAATTCTATTTATGCCGCATTGGTTAGATTTTTATGCCAATACTATTAAATCAGAATCTCGAAAGAAAAAGTTATACTTCAAGAGTTATAAAAAAGGTTCAATTATTTATGTGAAATTAGGTAGCAATATTGGAAGTGAATTTTCTGGAAATCATTTTTGTGTAGTATTAGATAATCAGGATAATAAAGGGAAAGAAACAATTACAATTGTACCTCTTTCATCATAA